AGAGTGTATTAGTGCTAATTGCGTAGCTCAGCCCCTTTGGGGCTGTGCCTTCTTTTAAAAAAAATAAGGGGCTTATTTTTCATTTTGACTTGTTTCGGATATATCCTCAACGTCAGTAACTACTGACTTTTTCTTTGACTTGGCTTTTTCAATATCACCTTTTATCTTTTCAGAAAGGTGTTTAAGTTCTTCTCTTGCTTGATTTGCGAGTTCTTCGCGTTCTGCTAAATCTAATTTATCAACGTCAATCTCGCTGCCGTCTTCACCTTCAAATATTGGTGTTTTTGTTCCTTCTAAAGGTAGACCTTTTGCATATCTAACTAATAGTTCGCGCAATCCCAAGGATTGATCCGGAACTGTTTGTGAAGGCTCGTTATTTACTTCGCCATCATATGGGAATAATTCTGCGTTAAATGGGTGTTTTACTTGATTTTCCATGTTTAAATTTTTTGTCTTTGTTTAGCTTTTTTGTGTGCACGTTTAAAGGCGTTAATGTCTTGTTCGACTTTTATCCTTTCGGGTATTTGTTCTTCTAATTCTTGCAAATATTCTTGGTAAACTGAAATACGAAATTTTTCGCCATCGTTATACATTTTGTCTTTATAATACCTCGGCATACATGCCTTTTTACCATCTTTTAAAGGTAAGTAACATCGTTGTTCTAATAAATCCTTATGCCATTTAATGGTACGTTCGTTAAGATAATTTTTCCCAAGTCCTTTGCTCATTACTGCAAACTCTTTTTGTCTATCATCGCCTTGAAACATTGGTACTCGTTTTTCCTTGTTTATGTATTTAAGAGTGTAACCAATGGAAGCATCAGAAACGTCACCAAAATGGCAATGACCATTAGTATGAGTATCAATTGACCAAGCACTTTCAACGATTCGAGGAATAGCATTAAAAAGAATAATATGATAGTGGGGGCGTTGAGTTTTATCCCCATATTCGCCAACTGCGTAATAACTAATTTTCTCATGTGTCTTTTTTCTAAGTCGTTTAAAAAACTTTTGAAGATCTGACTTCTGAAGTGTCATTAGTCCACTTGCGGTTTTGGGTACTTTTTCATCATCATATGTCAGGGTTACAAAGAGAGCAGAACAGGCCTGCTCTCCTTGTTTTACTAATCTAAATGACCAACCTGATACTCTTCGTCGTAAACAAGGGGGACACTTCCCACAAGGAAACGGAACGTATCCGGTAGTTACTCCGTTTACTATTTCCAACTTCTTGTAAAATGGGGTGATACATCTTGTTGACATGTTTAGAACATTGGTGTTCCGAATTTCGGCATTGGACGTACCGCACGTATTTTGTGAAGTATTTGCATATACAAATTATCTACACCGTTTTGCACTGCAAATATTCGCGCACATTGTTCTGGAGTGCACTCAATAAACGTCTGGTTTAAGGCCGGAAGGTTACTAAATTTCCTTCCCAAATGCCAATAATCTAATGTTGTTTTAAATGCACCAGCTACTCTGCTTGGGTTATATTTATATTCTGCATATCGTGGTACATATCCAAATGTTTGTTCATTCGTTGCTCCAGTGTAAGCCATCAACTCCTGATTTTGTACAGGTTGCTCTCCAATATGTGCAAATGAAGGCCAGAAATAATCAAGAGGGTCATTTTTAAGGAATGTTTTTGGAATGCCTTGCTGGTAAGCAGTTTTTGGCATAACGGACATAATTCCGATAATGTATCCGTGTTCCTCGCAAAAATAATTACCATATTTGCCGGTTGATACTGCGACACCGTGACCAGCCATATTGCCTTGTACTGGTGAAGTAGCGGTTTGACCACTAAAGGTACCTGCTGTATTTAATACTTCTGAAATAACTACCGGTGTTTTAATTCCCGTAATATATTCAGGACGTTGTAATCTTGCATCTGATGATTTTACGCCAAAATGCATAAGGATATTCTCAATATATCGTGTACCACCACGTGCGTTCTTTTCCAACCATTCTTGCAAACGAAATGCTCTGCGTAAATCGTTGATTGTTGTGGAACCAACTTGTAAATCATCTATAAACGCATATAGTTCATTGTTACCAATGTTGGGATCTGAACTTAAGCGATTTTGTACAATTGGCGAAGTTGGGTTACCTGTTAAAGTAGTATTTCCAATTAAATTGTTAATCTTAACTTCTGCGTCACCGTTTATTGATCCCAAAGGAATGTCTACTGCTGCGCCTTTCTGTGCCCAAGGCAGAGAACTTGTAAAATAATCGTGTTCCCATGCTCTATTACGCATATTTGTAATTTCCCTGATGCGTGGCCAACTTGTAGGACTAACGTTCCCGTCAGTTAACTTGTAATCAATTGGCGGTACTAAATTTTGATCTCTGTAATACTCATTATATACCGCTTGATAAGCGGCAAAAGGAAATGCGTTAATTTGAGTAGTAGAGCCATTTCCGTTTGTAGGTTGTGGAATACCTAGATAATCAGCTAAAATTGCTGCATTACCAGCAACTGCTGGAATTTGATTTTGTGGTTCAAATACATTCGCTGTAATATAGGGTTGTACTAGCTGTGTGTTTGCATCTACTATAAATTTCTCCCAATTATCCCATAAAATTCTATTAGGTACAAAAAAATAATGTACTGAAACGTCAATTCTATGCATAACAGGTGCAATAAGTGGTGCAAATCTTATTAAGCTATCACATCCGATTTGCCAACTATCACCTGGTACACATTCTTGTACTAATACGGGCATTAACTGACCCATTTTGCCGGACATTTTTACATCATGTGTTAAATCAAACACATTTTTCTTAGGTTTCGATACTTGTACCGAGTTGAAGAGATTTGGTTTTCCCATTTTATTTTGAGTTTTAAATTTTACAATCTGATACCACCACGTGATACATAATAAGTCCTCATTTTCTTGGTTCTTGATCTGCGAATACGACTCTTTTTAGAGTACAATCGTGACCGACGTTTTTTTCTCATTTTTTAACTGATTTTTAAGAGTTTATGACTTGGTGTTTTTCCTATAATTTATATTATATTAATGCATGATAAGAATCATTTTCAAACTGTCCAAAATCATTTATTAACATATGTGAATTTATGGCATTTTTTAGTAAAAAATGCTGGTTTTTACTAATTCTTTTTAAAATTGAATTTTGATTTAATCCAATCCATCATATCTGAACCCATTTCTCCAACAGCTTGAAATCCTGATTTACTTACTTGTTTTAAAGCCTGAATATAATTTGTTAAATCTTTTTGTGCTTTAGCTGGATCATATACGGCTCTAGCTAACAATACTTCCAAAAATTCTGCATCATTATCCAATCCCATTGTTTTCCACATTAACTGCAATTCTTTCATTTTTCCGTCTGTAACTAAATTCTGAAATGCAATTTTTGCGTTTTTAGTGGCTTGTTCTGTGTTTGCCGTATCTGCAGTTTGTTTTAATATCCTTGAAGCACTTTCTGCTATATCTTGTGTATTTTTTAAATCTTTTCTTTGGTTTTCATTAATTGAAAACGTTGTTTGTGCTTCTTTATATTCTTTGTTTATCTGAAAATTCTGGTCGTAATAATCTAAGGCTTTTTGTTTCAATCCACTGTCTGCAATTGTTTTTACAATATTTGCTTTAATTAACTGTTGATTTAAAATAGATTGTTCGGCTGATAATGCACCTCTAACTGCCTCACCCATATCAATATGAGGAGGGGTAGGGTTCCAACTTTTCATATCTGTTCCTCTAACTGGCTGTGCAGGCTGTTGTGTTTGACCTGATCCATATACTAAATTGGGGTTTAAACCTGCCTCTTTTAATCTCCTCATTTGTTCAATAGGACTATTGTACAAAGTTTGTCTGTTCCAATCGTCTAATGCATCTTGACGTTGTTTTTGATACATGGCCTCGTTCCATTCTCTGGTTTTCCTGTTCATACTGGAAGTACTAAAGGCATTTATTCCTTGACTTGCTATGTTTGCAGCTGCAATAGCTGCTGATGTACTAATAGGCTCTGGCATATACTTTGTTTTTATTGATTCTAAGGCCTTTTAAAGGCTTTTAATTCGTTTATCGTTCGCGTCGTGCCTCCTTGTCC